TTAATCCTCTTCTGGTATATTATCTATGAATATTGGTCTGTCTGGATATTGATTTGAAATATCATCTATTTGCTTTTGGGTTTCTTCATCTTCTTCGTTCCATTCACCAACATTAATGATTACTGGAGTATCACCAGTGAACTCTTTTTTCTCAGTAAATAGTTTATGATACTTGCCAAGCATATCTCTAGCACGTAATCTATCGCTAGGCTTTATTGGGACTTCAACCATTTCTACGTGTTCATTGTATACGAGGTTCAATCTATCAGTATCGGGGTTGCGTTGAAAGTCCCCACGTTTAACGACGACCTCTCTTACTTCACTCTCATCACCTACTGCTGCATTACTAAGAATATGCAATAGCTCATTCGCTGATAATACGCCTTCGTCAATAATTCTCTTACGTTGCTCATCAATATACTTAGCTACTTTCTTATTCTTTAGCAGCCTACTTCCCTGTTCACTTGCAGTATGAGGACTATAGCCAGCTTTAATTGCACTTTGTGTCATATTCAGCGTCTTTAAATACTCAGCCACAAACTTCTCTTGTCTGGGATTTAATTTGCTCATGTTTTACCTCCTTTTCAATAATTATTAAAAGGAAAAATTTACTTATCTTTAATAATTCGATTTTCTTTAGCTAAATCTGAAAATCTTTTATTAGCCTTTGATTGTTGAGCTAACTCATCTTTACGTTGCGCTTTGATATTTTGAGAAAATTGTTCTTCTACAACATCTAGTAGATCACTGCATTCCTCTCCAGAAAGTGTTGTTTCAGTCATAATATAATTATAAACTTTATCTAAATTGTATTTTCTAGCCATTATTTAGCACCTCTATTTCTCAATTTATTTCTTGTATCAATGAATGGTAACTTATCAGCACCGACATAGTTACTGTATTGGTTTGGACTAAAGTAATTTTTTATTTCGTCTCTTGCTTCATTATCTTCTTCAAAATCTTCCAAATCATATAGTTTTACATATCTGTAAAACTCATCTTCATATTCATTGTTTAACGCTTCGATTTCTTCTATCACTTTGTTATATTCTTTAATAATTGGCACAAATTTAGATAATATACGTTCTTTGTCCTCTTGGTACAAGCGAGGAAGCTCTCCCTGATGCTTGAGAATCTCAATAGCTTTTTTACGTCTTGCATCGTCAAATACTTCTTGCTTTGTCTCTAGGCGCTTCTGTAATGCTTTGAGCTTCTGCTCATTCTTATCGAATGTTGAATATAGTGCATCAGCCTCATCATCTTTTGAGCTGGCAATTAAATCTTTATATTTCTCTTTATCTTCTTTAATTCGTTGTGATAACTCTTGACGCTCATCTTCAAGTTTATTAATATTTTCTCTTTGACCTGATACATATTCATTGTATTCATCAAAGTGTTTAGCAGTTTTCACATATATACCTCATTTCAGTTAGTTTTTAAGCCTATTTCTCTTATGTAGTTGTATGGCTTTTTAATTTCTCTATCTGTTAATCTTTTCGGGATAGTTTGCAGCAATATTAAAACTTTCTCAAAGTCGATATTATTTTCATTTCTGTTATAGATAAATTCCTTAAATGCTTTCTTATCTAATTGATTCAATTTCTCTACAAACTCATCATTATTCATTTCTTTTTCTGTAGTAGCAGCTTTCTTTTCTCTCAGTGCTTGCTCTTGGTTTAGCGTTAACTTATGAGGATAACTCTGATCCTTTTGACGCTCGCTACTAATGTATGAATAATCGCTCTCTATAGTCTTATTACGTTCATTCCTATTTGTTTGAATATAATCATGTAATTCAATTTTAAAACGCTCTATCACGTTTATATGAGATTCTAAGCGTGCATAAATATAATCTTTAATATATTTCTGCTCTAGCTTTGAAAAACGTCCTAGAACGGTATAAAAAGCGTTTAAATCTCTTTGACTTTTCCTCTTATACCGTTCCAATTTTTGACGTTCCTCTAATATAGCTATTGCTAGATTTTCAACGGAATAACTCTCATAGTAGATACTTTCTGATACAGTATCGCTACATAAACTAGGTGTAGTGCGATCATACATATTCTCAATATCCATTTCCATGAGTGCTATTCGTTCTTGTATATAGCAAGTATTAAATCTAGTGAATAATTCATAATCGCTTACTTGTTCTTGAAAAATTTCAATAGTAGTACCCACTACATCACCTTAAATATCCATTTTCTTTAATGCCTCATATCGCTTCATACTACCCTCAATATGACGCTTGATACTTCTTAAAGCTAATTCTTTTTGTTCATCAGATTTAACCATAAAATAGCCTTTTGAGTCCTTTTTATAGCTGTATCCGATTGGATAACCATAATCAACAACTAGGCTATGGATTGTGTTTCTTAACCATCTATCGTTGTTTTTATTAAATTCTATGTTTAGTTGGTTAAAAATACTTTGTTTCGTAATAATCTCTTGCTTAGTATTGCGTAACACATTTAATACCTTAATGTGATCGCTCGTTAATTCTTTTTCAATTGTAATTGTCATAAATTATTCCTCTTTTCATCTTTAATGAGGAGGCACTATATAGACAATAACTAAAACCACAAATATTCAATCCTTATTTTTGTCCGATATATAGAAGTCATTTACTTCCTAACACTATTATACTAAATTTACACCTAAATAACAAACAAATGTTCTATTTTTATAAGATTTAAATAACTTCTTAACAATCTCTATATAGTTCATTATAAAGCGTTACAAGGCTTTTTTCACACTGATTCATAGACTTCCAAAAACAGAACTAACGTTCCCATTTGGCTTAAATTAATGATAAAATCATTAACAAAACTTAACGATTACGATTTACAAAAGCCATGCACCTACTAAGTGCATGACCTATAAATTTATACATATTCTTTTAGATTTTTAATTTGTTTAATATTCATCTTATAAATAGGTTTAGATTTACCATTTACATTATAAGTACGTTCAATCGAGTTTTTAGGTAATTGAGCAATCTCATATGCTCGACTAATTGGCATATCCACATTAGGCATATCATCTGGCGTTTTCTTAATTCTTTCTAGCACCCACTTATATTTATCATAATTATTCTTGTTGATACCATTCAACACACAATATAATTTCCATGCTGCAAACTCAAAATGTTTTTCGACCTGTTCTAATTCTAAGCAAAGATTAATATACTTAGCTTTACTATTATCCCACTTATAAGGAATAGTTGGAATAATATTCTTATCATAATAAGTAATAGTAGCAACCTCTACACGCTCACATGTTACATATGATTTGTTTAAATCTAATGCAACGACCAATGGCAACAAATTACCTACTACATTATCATGATGATCTATTAATACATACTTATTACTATTTAACGTGTAATCTTCTTCATATAGTTTTAAAAATTCTACCAACACATCATCAGTTAAATTTAAGTCCTTAATATCCTTATCAATTAATGTCATTGTTTCACTCCATTATAGTAAGAGTGTTTCAACTCATTTAATCGGTTAATTAATATTTTGCTATCATCTTCATTAGCCTTCTCATTCTGGATAAACTCAGTAATGATTTTCAAGCCCTCAACTAACTCTGGTGATGGTTCATTAATTCCAGTAGCTAACTGATACAATATCTCCATATTACCTATAACATCTGCATTACTAGACTGAACACCCTCAAGTTCATCAACACCAAAATCTTTTTCCATATACTCAAACATATCCGTATTATTACTTTCTGCGAATGTCTCCAGTCCATACATGAAATACTCATTATCAAACATGAAACTAGCCATCATATCACTTATAGTGTCATGTGTTCCATCATGTAAATCATAACCAGTATAATATCCTTCAATGCTCTCTATAAGTTTCTCAGTATGCTTTTCTGAGGCAATCTCAAAAGACTTTCTCACTTCACAATCTTTTATCAATACATGAGCATACATTTTACCTTTACTTATTAGATACACAGTATTAAAAGGATCATTATAAATCTTAAATGCAAAAGGTACTTTATAACTACTTTCACATAGTCCAGTAAAATATCTTAATAATGTTGCTGCTCTAGTTTCAAATTCATTTGCTATAATTTCAACGTTCATTTTATTCCCTGCTTTCTTTTAATGTAGTTTAAATAATTTTTAGTTCTTGCAGCTACTAATTCAAAACTGCCATCTGCTATTGTTCTATACGATACTCTTTTATTATTCTGTAAATCGTAAGTTTCACGCCATGCTACCCACTTAGTCCCAAAGTTTTCAAGATACAATGTTGATATGCGACTAATTGAGCAATAATATATTTCTTCGGATATTCCAACTAATAAACCTAGTTTTCTTAATTCGTCATCTATATTAAATTCGTAATGAGTTTCTAGCACTGTTATACGACTTCTCCCATTCATCTAGTGTATATACATCACCATTTGCTTTAACATCACCAATAATTACTTTTAGAGGCTCTATATCCACGTTACATTGTAATGCGTAACTAATAGCTTTATATACATCATTATTACGTTCTATGCTTTCACCATTAATTACACGATTGTATGCCTCTTTACCTAGTCCACCTTTGCCAGTATGTTGTAAATGATTAAAATTGTGATTAGGCAACACACTTTTTACTGAGAACTTTTCCATAGTCTGTTGTAGATAATTTCCACGTTTTGAAAATATACGATCTTCAAATTCACCATCATAAACGATTACTGGTTTCTTATTACTTGTGTACAGTCCTTTAGCTGTTTTACTTCCAGCTAGTACAAAATAGTTATTATCATGTGCCTTAATGTCTACTGATGGTAAATATCCTATTTTTTGAGCGTACTCAACGCCATCACGTTTTTTAAATATTACATGCTTTCCTCCACTTGCTGTTGTCTGCACTAGCGTAGTTTGTGCATTAGAAACAAACTCATCATAGTAAGGAATATCTTTCAAACTATCAAAGCCACTTTCACCATTTACGTGATTAATATCTATGTCGATACACCATAAGCCTCGAGTAAGGACACCTAATACATTTGTGTTTGCATATGCTAAAAAATTATTATCTATAAATTCATCATCAATAGTCACGTTCTTAAATGATACTGTTGGCTTTTTATTATCGTTTAAGGGTACAACTTGCACATCTTTACTAAGAAGATACTTTGCTGCATTGTACATTTTCATGAGAATACCTCCAATAGAACACTAACCCTTATAACTTTGTTTTTGTTCTATACTTGCATTTATTTATATATAATCAAAATTTGCTAAGTAAAATAAGAGTTATAAGAGTTAGTAGTTGATATTTCAATGTTTCAAGAGTTAGTACAAGAGTTAGTAAGAGTTAGACTATCTTATGTTTCAATCAAAGCTAAAGCCATATTAAATAATTCTTGATTTTTCACTTTGTGAACTTTAGTGTTTTGCCCCTCTATCCATTCCTGTTTGTTAATAGCCACTCCTATTTTTTTCATATCTTCTTTAGCTTTTTTATATCTTAGGCTTTTGTAATCTTCTTCAATAGTTTTTTGTAGTATCTCATCACCTGAAAAAATAAAATCTTGTTTAGCTAAGACTTTGAGCATAAGAATTTGAGTGTCGGTCAATTCATCTTCGTTGTAATAAAATTTAAGTGTTACGTTATTGAACTTAAATTCTCTGCCTATTTGTTTAAGATACTCAAGACTTAATATTAAAAATGATACTGCAGCATTGACTGAGTTTTTCCCGTTAGGCTTAACAAAGTCCCAAAATGGTTTAAATACTTTATAACGTTCTTCATCAGTTTCGTTTTCCGGTCTATCTTTAAATGCAATCTTAACTGTACGTGTTCTATTAGCTGTAATTTCACCAGTATCAACACTTTCATTAGTATCTAAAATTAATACTGCATTATTTTTGAACTTAACGTTATTTCGTTGTATGCCACGCCCTGAAATATTCTCACCAGTAGCTATTTTGCGTAATATTCTCATCATACCTTTATTAATTTCGCCTGTTTCATTTGCATGAGCAATATCTGCACCATAAAAGTTAAGCCATTCATTTGCAGCCTCAAAGCCAGATGATAATAAACTATCAAAATTAACCTTGTTTACATTTAGAAGTTTCTCAAATGTTTCCATAAATAAACCTTTACCAGATCGGCCAAAATCTTTGATTAAGAACCATTTTTCGGCTTGAATAAGTTTCATTTTTCGATACATAGTATAAGCATGTACCAGCATTAAATTATTCTTACTGCGTTCATTGTCACTTACTAAGTCAAAGAATTGTTGTGCTAGGTTAGTGTTTATATTCTTCTTATCTACATCATATTTAATGATATAGTAATCGTTACTAGTAATTTTTTTATCTACAAATTCTAATTCTTTGCAATTATATATCCAATCATTACCTGCAATAGCGTAAGGGTAGATATTATATTGATAATTATTAATGAAATATTCTTTGTAAACTTCTAGCATTACATCAAGAAAATCATTGATATGATACTTATTGTCTACTGGATACTCTAATGAAAAATTAGTATTATCTATAATTTCATATTGATTATTTTTTAGTTTGATAAAGCTATCCAATTCTTTTGAGTAAATTACTTTTTCAGTAATTAGATCAATAATAAACTTTGCATAGCTATTTGTTTTACTAGGCTTAAAATGTGCCTCTTTCTTCTCCTCACCGTTCTCTACTGTTGTTTTAACAGAGATAGTTCCATAAACTGCACCTATTTCTCTAGGTTTTATGGTATAATCTAAAGTAAGGTTATTAATGTAATCACCTGCAAATTCATCTTTTGTTTGGTGATAAACACTTCCTTTATTATTAAAAATTTGTTTTTCTGTTGTAATTGCAGCAAAGTAAATTCGTTTACTAATTTCTTTTATACGAGATAAATTAGGTGTATCAACATTATCTAATTTAGAATGGAATTGATAATGTTTTTTATATAAAGAAACTTCGTCCATTTAATCAGCCTTTCATTTTTATGTTTTAAGAATAAGCACAGAAATGGTATATTATTCCTGTGCTTTTGATTTGCAAATTGCACTTACTCAGCGTTATCTGATCTAGTCGCCAAACTATTCATATCAGATGACGCTCTTTTTAATTCTTCCATTGCATTGTTGTAATGATGTTCCACTTGTTCAATCATTGAACTCACATCAGTAAAGATTGAATTGATAACTGCAAGACAAACAAAATGATTTTGAATGCTTTCATTTGCAGTATATGTTGCTACTTGATCGTTAGACGCAACTAGCATTTTCTTATATTTCTCAGCACGTTCCATTTCATCTGCTACTAAGTTTCTGAGTGCGTTGAGTTTAGAAGTTAAATCTGTACTTATTACCTCATCTTTAATTTCATGAATTTGATACTTTAAATTTTTCATTTATTACTCCTCCATTTTCTTCAATATTTAATGCTGCGATTACACTACCTAACATGTAAATAGCGAAAGCTACATGTATTCCTAGTAACCAACCACTAAGGAATGAAATCATAGAAATTAATATTAATTTGAATATAAATCTTGTCATGTTGTACCACCTCCAATTAAAGCCAACCTTTATGACGCTTACTAAGATACTCTTTAAAGCCATCAATAGAGATAACTGTCATTGTAGATGACAAGCTGTAATATAGATCCTCTACACCTTTGTTATCTTTTTCATATTCTTTTAGAATACGATTGACAGAACTGTATGAAATTCCAAACAGTTTAGCAATAGCATTAGGTTTTGCCATGATAGGTTTTATTATTACTTGTTTAGGTTCAGTCACTACGTTTTCTTTAGTTGGTAAATCTTGCAGCTTTACATGTGGCATAGTTTAAGCCTCCTCTTTTTGTTCAATTTCAAAAATTTCGCTTATTTCTACATTTAATCCATTAGCAATTTTTTTAGCGTATCTTCCACTAGGAATTACTTTGAGGTTTAATACATCACTTAAATAAGGTGCTGATAAATTATTAGCAATAGAGAAACTTCTAAGTGAATGCCCTTTTTTAAACATTAATAATTTTATAATTTCTGTTTTAGGTTTTATATTCATTTTCTCACTCCCTTCATAATGTAACTCTATACAGTTACATTTTTATCTTACAAGTCTATAATATAACTTTTTAGGAACATTTCAAGAACATTTTTCTAATTTAATCATAATTTTAACTTTTTTCTGTTACAATAATAATAAGGAGGTAGAAAAAATGGAATTATTTGCAATGAGTGACTCTCACGGAAGATTAATACAAAGTTATAGAAAACAAAAAAATATGACGCTTGTTGAATTAGGAAGGAAAACAAATTTATCTCATGCGTATCTAAGTAAAATCGAGAATAATAAAGCTACTCCTTCTAGAGAAGTTTTAAAAAAAATAAGCGAAATACTCGATCCAGATGGTAACGAAGATTTATTCAATAAATTAGCAACTGCTACTGGCAAAACTCATAAAGTTGAAAAAGATAGTGAAGTATACAAATGGTTGCTTAAATCTGGAAGAATTAAAGAAAACGGTTTAGGGAAAATTGAAGTTTTAGAATACTCATATTTTAAATTGAATTATATTCTAGAAGAATGTAGTCCACTTGTTTACGATGTTAAAAAAGAAATTGAAGGTGAACCTCTGGCTACTATACCGTTAACAGAAAGAATGATTAACAAAATTTACGCAGCTATTAATAAAATTGTTTTTCAAGAATTAGTTGAGAATCCTGATTTATTAAATTCTATTGAGAATGAAGAGATTTTGAGTCATCATGTGCGAGAACAAGAAGATAAATTACACCTTTTATCAAATTCAATAAACAATTTAACTTTAGAAGAATTAGCTATGATAATACATGATGATGACAAGTTAGTTTAAATAACTATATTTAGTTAAACTTATGTCCAATTATTTAACAGTAAAGCGTGACGCTCAATGCACAATACACCATAGAATAATGAATATAAAAGGCAATAAAAATTAGGGGGTATACATATGAAAAAATTACTAGGAACATTATTTGCAGCTACACTTGTATTAAGTGCTTGTAGCCAAGATGACACTAAGGAAGATGAGAATAAAAAGTCAGAAAGCACTACTGAAAAGAAAGCTGACGATAAAAAAGATAAGAAAACTAAAGAAGATAAAAAGTCTAAAGAAGAAAAGAAATCTCAAGAAAATGAAGATAACAAATCTACACAAGAAGATAACTCTACTGAAGAACAAGACACACAAGAAACTGCTACAAATGAACAACAACAAGCACAACAACCTGCAACTCAAGAGCAGCAAACACAACAAGTTAATAACAATCAACGAACTCCTCAACCTAATCAAAATGTAAAGTTACCTAAAAATACAGAGATTGATGATCAGTATATACATGGTGAAGTTGCTAACGCCCTAGACCGTAAAACTGAAATCGAAAGACAAGCTAACGAAGATTATGAAAATGGGAAAATTAGTGAAAGTGAAATGATGAATAGACAACAACAAGCTTCCCAAATTTTAAATCAAGCAGTAGAAAATCAATATGGACCACAAGATTAAGTAAAAGGAGGCTCATTCACATGTGGCATGAGAAATTTACTAACAAACATGGTGATGTACAATATCGCTATTATGAGAAGTACAAAGATCCACTCACAAACAAATGGCGACGTGTTAGCGTGGTACTTAATAAGAATGGTAAACAGTCACAGAAAGAGGCTCAGAAACGCTTAAATGAGCGTATAGAGGCAAAGCTGAATGATAAGACACCTACTACACTTAAGGCACTAACTTTCCATGCTGCATGCGATGAGTGGTTTGAAAGATACAAATTAACATCTGGATCTAAACAATCTACCGTTACAACGAAGAGTTATAAAATAGCACACATCAAAAGAAATATTGATAAAAATATACTCGCTCAAAATATGAATGCTGATGTTTTACAAAACTTAATTAATTCTTCATTAACAGAGGGATTAAGTCATAAAGTGGTTAAAGATGATTTGAGTATTATAAAAAATATAATACGCTATACACAAAAGAAATATAACATTACTGATATATCTTACATAGATGATGTAATAGTACCTAAAAAAGCGACTACAATAGAAGAAGTTAAAGCAAAACGTGAGAATTATTTAGAAATGAATGAAGTTCATCTTATCGCTGAAGAGTTAAAACATATAGCAAATAATAAGCGTGCTAGTTATATGAAAAGATCGTATTTATTTACTGCTTATATCATTGAATTTCAAGTATTAAATGGTATGCGTATAGGCGAACTTTTAGCAATACAACCAGAAAACATTGATTTCAAAAGCAAAAAACTTATCATTGATGGCACTATACATTGGCGTAAAGAACGTAACAACGTCGGTTTTAAAGATACTACAAAAACAGCTTCATCTTATCGTACTATCTCTCTGACTACTCGAAGTTGTGATATTTTACGTAAAGTTATGCTAGAGAATAAGAAAGCAGTTCAGTGGGAAAAAATGTATGTAGATAGAGATTTTATATTTACTAACCATAGAGGAAACCCTCTATCACTTACATCAATCAATCGAAATATACAAATTGCTGCAAAGAATGT